TTTGTGTACCTGCTCCTGCTAAATAAGATCTTCCTGTAGCTAAATTTCCTCCTGTAGCCCAACCTGCAACTGTATTTTTAGCGTATATTTTTATAACTTTATTAGTAGAATTATACCAAGTTTGACCTTCTATAGGATTAGAAGGATCTGAAGATACCACATTAATTTTTCCACCAAAGATTTGATAATATGTACTCATGAGTTAAACATTTTAAATATTTATTCTGGTAATATAATATCATCGGGTCTTAAATCTGGTATTTTACTATCTGATGGTAAAGCATCCCATGCTGTTTGAGATTTTAAAACTTCTGCATTAACAATTGCTTGAGCTTCTTCAATTGTTTTTCTAATTCCTCCAACACCATTAATCCATACATTTGCTTGTCTATTATTTATTGGAACTTGCCACACGTTTCCTGGAAATCCAGAAATTGAAAATTGAGATGAATCTTCAATAGTAATAAAACCTTTTCCCCAACATTCGGCCACACAGTATTGATATTTTTTATTTGCCATATTTTCTCCTTTTTAATTAGTTTCTAATAACCAGCCTTGAGTATTATCTGAAAATACTAATGAAAGTCCAGCTCTTTCTTGATTTACTACTAGATTTTCAGCAAGACCTTGAATATTTTTTCCGTTTCTTCCAATTGTTAAATTATTTGTGTCAAAGGTTCCTGCATAATCAACGAATTTAATAGTTTGTCCAATGGTTGGAGAAGCAGGAAGAGTTGCTGTAATTGCAGCTGAAGAAGTGTTTACAAAATAACCTTCACCTGCTGCAGCATTAAAGTTTCCAGTTTTAACAGCTTGCCATGAAGTTCCACCACCTGATGGATCTGTAAAAGATGCTGTAGTTCCATTTGTTGATAAAACTTGTCCAGCGGTACCCATAGTAATTCCACCAAACACACCATTATTATTAAATTGAATTTGTTTATCTGATCCACCTGGAGTTCCAAGAGGAACATCTATAATATTTGTTCCGTTTGAATAAACTAATTTATATCCTTTATCCGTAGTAGAAAAAGTAACACCTGTTCCGGAAGTTGTTTTAAATGTAACTGCAAAAGCACCTGAAGTTGAATTTTTTAATATATAAACTTTTTCTGGAGCTGTTCCTGATCCTGAATCTGGAACAATAACGTTAACCGAAGAAGTAATGGTTCCAGTTAAATCTAAAACTGCATTCTTACCATTAGAAGTTACGCCATTAGAAAAAACTAAAGTTGCACCTGTTGTTGCGTTTAATGCAATAGCTTCATAACCAGCAATAGCTTGTTGTAGAATAACTAAATTTGAATTTGTAATATCTCCCCATTGTCCGGCGTTTTCGCCTGTGACCATAAGTTCTAGTTTTAGATCCGTAGAAAAACTTGACATATTAATTCCTTATTTTAGAGTTTTCATGCAGCTGTGTTAATCTCCGTCCAAGTTGCAGGAGTTCCTGTATTAACCACTGTCCAAATTTGATTATTAATACTATTTTGAGTTATAGTCAATATATTACCTGTTACAGAAACACTAGCATCAGCTACTGGTGTTACACTGTTTAAATTTATACTTAATTGTTGTCCGGTTACATCTACAGGAGTTAATAACGAAACTGTGACTGAGTTTATATTAGCTGTTAATTGTGTTCCTGTTACATCAACATTAGCATTAGCTATTGGAGTTACACTATTTAATGTAACATTTGCTTGTTGACCTGTTAAACTTATATTAGCAGTTCCGGTAACAGTTGTGCCAACACCTAAAGCAGCTGTTATTTCAATACCTGTAACCGCTACATCTGGACCAGGATCTACTATTCCTTCTTCAACTGTTAATTGTGTTCCTGTTACATCAACATTAGCATTAGCTATTGGAGTTACACTATTTAATGTAATAGTTGCTTGTTGACCTGTAACATTAACTGTTGGGTTTGAAATTAAATCTATATTTACACTATTTAATAAAGTAGTTAATTCCTGACCTGTAACATTAACTGTTGGGTTTGAAATTAAATCTATATTTACACTATTTAATAAAGTAGTTAATTCTTGGCCAGTAACGTTAGCAACTGTTGAAGACTCTATATCAATAGTTATATCGCCAAGCGTTGATTGAAGTAAAGTTCCTGTTACATTTACATTAGCTGCTGCTGTTAAAGAAACGCTATTTAAATTTGCATTTAATTGTTGACCCGTTATATTAACATTTGCATCTGCAAGAGTGTTAACATCATCAATTGATAAAAATAATTGTAAATCTGTATTATCTAATTCAACCGTAACATCGGGTACAATAACGGTTACAGAATTAAGATTAGATTGAAGTAAAAACCCTGTTACATTTACGTTTGCATTTGCAGAAACTATAACTGAATTTAAATTTGCAGTTAATAATTGACCTGTTACATCAACATTTGCATTAGCTAATGGAGTAACTGAATTTAAAGTTGCGGTTAATAATTGACCAGTTAAGGAAACACTACTATCAATTAAAATAGTTACTTGACCTTCTTTTATAATCTCTAAAGGTTCTGTGACTGGAACTTGAACATTACCACCTGCTTGAATTCCGGCAACACCTTCTATAGATTTTAATAACTCTTCACCAGTTACAAGAACTGTTGGGTTTTGAGTTGCAACTATAGTTACACTGTTAAGTGCGCATGTAAGTTGTTGACCTGTAACTAATACCGGAACGTTTTCATTCCACGCGCCTTCTCCCCAGGCGCCTCTACCCCAACCGTCAACAATAGCCATGTCGAACTCCTAAATTATCCGGAGATTCTTAAAATAGCTGCTGATGTTGTAGCTGCTGGAAATTGAACTGTGAATGTTCCTGCTGTTGCAGTTTTATCACCATTAAAATCTAACACGCAAACTGCTGCACTTGAATTTGATTCATTGTAAATCAAAGCTCCCGCTGCAGTTAATGTAACTCCTGTAAAAGATATATCATTAAAACTTATAAATGCTACACCTGATGAAACAACTGGTCCTACATTTACTAAAGTTCCACCACCTGTGGTGTATCCTGAGCTTTGCACTTCATTTGTAGAAGTGTAGACAGTTGTTGCTGAAGTTAAAGTTGCTGCAGAAGTATACATAGATAGTCTAAAAGTGTTTCCACCTGCAGTACTAAAATTATGTCCACCTTCAAAAAGCTGTTGCTTAAAAGTGTTTGCAATTGCATTTCCTGTAAACGGCATATTTATCTCCTAATTGTTATCCTTGTTTTTGAATCTGAGGTGAACCTTCTTGATATTCATCTCGTCTTCTTCTTCCCATTTGTTCAATAGAGAATCCTTGTAACGCTGACTGATACTTTTGTTCGTAAAATTGTATCATGTCTGCCGGACCCTTTAAAAAACCGTAAGCCTCAACAAGGCATGCATATAATAAACCAGAGGGAAATTGCTGACTTAAATATGTTGTCGTATTATTAGCAGATAATCCTGCTGGCTTCAAGGTATAATTTAATTGCATGGTATATGTCAAGTCTGGAATTGGGGCTAAAACTATATTTTCTTCATCCCAATAACTAAAATATTTAGGTAATCCTTGAGCTTGTGTATTATTATATTCATTAATAAAACCGGTATCTCTATATTCTACTTGATAATATTCTCCATTGTATAGAATTTGGCATTCTCTTATAATCAAAGTTTGATCTGTTAAAATAGGTGTACTTACATAAGGTTGGCCAGCAATAATAGTCGCTGTTGCATATTTTCTATTATTATCAGAATCTACATCTCTTTGAATTCTCCACTCAGCATCCAATATAAATCCATTTACAATTGTTGATGTAAATACGTTTGAATCTACTTCTGTATAATCTCTAATTTTTTGAACAAGTTCCGCGTATGTCATATTAAGCCTGTAATGTAACTGGACCTGCAGTGCACTCTGCACCACCACCCGATACTCCTCCTGTTGTTGCTGTATCTGCACTTTCAAAATGAAAGTAATTTGTAGAATCTGTTATATTACCAGAAGAATTTATTTTTCCAATTGTAATTGTAAATCCATCTGAATCTGAAATATCTGTAACTCCATCAAAGGATGGAACATCTGAAAAACCTGTGTCATCTGTTGGTCCTCTAAATCTTACAATATTTCCAGTTTCTCTTTGATGATTAGGTGAAAATACATTTACATAAGTATCACTTGAATAAATAATAGTTTCAAAAGGATCTGGATTTAATAAAATTAATACATCAGGTTCCACTCGATCAGGATGTGCGTATTGTAAACCTTGTGGATCAGCTGTAGTTGGTTTTGGATCTAGTTGTGGTTGCTTTGGTTCATATTCAGATATATGCACCCATGAACCATTCCATTCTTGTACCATTTCTTCATATGGAAATCTCTGACCTGACCGATCAGAAATCATATAAGCGTATTTACCTCTAACTGATTTTGCCATTATGCTCCTGGATAGTAAACTTTAGGTGTTATAAATGAACTAGTTGAAGAGCCATCTTGATCTAAAGCTCTTTTTAATTCGTCTTCATATAATAATTTCATTTCTTGTACTCTTTGCGGTGTATATTTTTGTGCTAAATAATAAGTTAGTCCCGCGCACATGCACGGAACAAATCGATAAGGAACATTTGTAATATTTGTATAAGCTC